TATCAGCTCTATGAAGTCACGGTGCTGCATGTGGTCGAATGCGTCACTGGCTAATGTTTGCAACGGGCCGTGCTCGTCGCTGATCTCCTGAATGAATTGCTGCAGTGTCATGTGTGTGATTTTTAGTTGTGGAAAAGCTTATCGTATTCGGTAACATTTATCAGTACTGTTCCCCTTGTCTGTCCCGGTGTACGCTTGTATTTGCGCAGGTAGTCGTGGGTTCTAAATATATACTGCATGTGGTCGTTCGTCAGGTTGCGGGCTTTCAGAAAGTCTTTCAGCCTCATGTAGTTGCCTTTTTGTATCGCTGGTCCCTGGCTTAGTGCGGTCACCTGTTGCCTCAGCCGCTGTACTTCAGCCACCAGTTCAAGTATCTGCTCTTCCATCGCTCGAATCTGTTAAAATAAAGGAAAATTGTTTTGTGTTATTTACCGCTAAAATTGGTAATGAATAACCGGCTATCACACCACACACTAATATGGTGTAGATGAGAAATTCAGCGGTCAACCGAATGTTAAAGAAGCGTTTCATGGTGTGTGGTGGTTTTTATGATTGGCACAGATCGTGCGGTTAGGCTGCTATGTTGTTTTCATTCATGTACTTTTCTATGGCCTCTATCAGCTTCTCGGCAACTGGTATCTTAGGAACCTTACCGCGCATGTATGAGTTCTTAACGGCCTCGGAATTACAGTCATTCTCTACACACCACTTAGTACGCTCTTTGGCTGGCCATTTGTCCTTAAGTTCAAAAAGTCGATTGCCTAATCTTTGCTTCTTTTCGTCCACAGTTTCGGATTTACTAACTACTTCCATATTTTTTAAGTATTTTTAATCGTTATCGTCTATCGTGATACAAATTTGAGAACTTTATTTAAAATAAACAAACATTTTGAAGACTTTCTTTAAAAATAAATATTTTCATGAATAAAACTTTGAGTCGAATTTTGCTTGAAACCCGCACCAGTAAAGGTTATTCAAAGACAAAGATGGGCGTAGAATTAGGTGTATCAAGCCAGCTGTATGGGCAATATGAAAGAGGTGAAGTAGCCCCTAAATTGGACTTTAGAAAGAAATTCAAGGAGATATTTGCTGTCGATTTAATAGATTTTTAAAGCAACTCTTCAAAAAATGAAGGTCGCGCCGTACCCACCGAGGCTTTTATGGAAGTACCTTATTTACCCCGCCAGCGTGTCCGCGCTGCCGCGAACCGATTGGGAGGATTGTAAAAAGTTAAACCCCTCGAATTCGAGGGGTTTAACTAATGAATTTGGAATACATCGTGGAAGTGGTAATATAGGATAAGCACCGATGCTATCAGGCATCCTGCCATCAAAAGTATATTTTCTTGCTTGTCCGTCATCAGGCTATAGATTCATCGTTTACACTACCCCCGGCACTTTCAAAGAAAGCTACTGCATCGGCAATTGTTTTTGTTGGCTGGCCATATGGGCTACCAGGTAAGCTGGCCCATATGGTGTTACACTGCTTTACAGCATAATGGAAGTCACCATCCATTATCTTTTGCAGGCAATCCCGCTGGCTGAACAGTTCACAGCAGGCAATGTCCTGGCTCTCCGGGCCAAAATCTTTCAGATCATATTTCTCCCTTATTGCTTCCCATGTGTCATACAGCATCTGATACCGGCCTGCGGCAGTACTGAAATTATCCTTACCAAACGGCATGCGCACATTAGGGTGTTTGCTGAAGTCGGTAAATATATGCCTCCCATTAGGCGTATCGCCAAACAGACTATTATATTTCGCACCTTCAGTATGCCCGATGGTATCCATCATTGCCTTTACATTTTGGTTCTGCAGTGCATTTTGTAAAAATTGCAAGCTCATTTTATTTCGTTTTCAAGTAAAAAAATAACCTCCCGGTGCATGCATATAGCTGTCCGGGAGGTTTATCATAAATTTCAATCCTTACAGCTGCGATGCAATATCCTCCAGTACGGTGCCTACGCACTTGATGTAGTAACCCAGCGTGTGCTTAGGGTTGTTGTGGTGCAACTGCACCAGGTCTACTGTCAGCTTCGTGAAAATAGCATTTACTGCGTTTCCTGCGTTCTGGATGCTGGTCGGCAAAGCTGCCGATGCTGCAATTGCATCATTGCAAAGTGCAATCGACGCCTGATCTATCTGCGTTCCACCCGGGAACATGGCGGCAATGGCCTGTACATTCGGGGTCTGCAGATCGCTCTTCAGCTTAGTTACGAAGCTGTTTACGTTCCTTGTCAGAGATATTACCTCTTCGGTAATTACTGTTACGTTCAAATGAAACATGTTATTTTATTTTAAGAAATTAAGAATATTGAGTGGGATGCTCTTGCGGAACTGCGGGAGTGGGCGGGACTGATTCATCCGGACGGGGTACTCCCATTTTAGGAGCCTCTTCTACGTTTGCGGGCGATGCTGGTATAGCTGGCACGTCAAACGCAGGCATCTTGTTTGGCTGCTCTTGTCCAGGCTTATCATAGCCAAAGAACTGGCATAGGTAATAAATGAATGATACGCCGAATGCAAGGAGGTGGTCTATATGTGCCACCAGCGCAGGAGGTATCGGAAATTGGCCTTGTACCAGGGCAAAGAAACCGGTACAAAACATAATGACCCGGTATATTGTTTTAATTTCACCCGGAACGTCCTGTGTCAATTGTGCCAGGCCGAAAGAGATCTTTTTCATAGTTGTATTATTTACGTGTTATTTCTGTCATTGTTCGCTGGGCGCTCAGTGCATCCACCTTGGTTTCTATCTTATCCACCTTTGCCCACAGGTCCGTCAATTTCTGCGTAACCTGGCCGGCTGTATAGATGATTGTTCCGATTGATACCGCAGCTACTAATATTTTCACCCAGAATTCTACATCATCCCTTCTGCGCTCGGTCATGCGTTAGTTATTTGATCGTTACTGATAATTTACCGGCAACATAGTTATACAGGTAGTTCTTATCTGTCCAGGCGGTATAATCATCACCCATCAGGGCTATATTGCCGTCCGAAACCTTATTGCATTTTGCATCCAGCAGCTGCCAGTATATTTCGCATGAACTGATCTGGTTGTCAGCAAATGTGCTGATACTCATCTTGCATGCATGTGTTGTATCGCCTATTTTGCATTCTACAGGCACTATATTGCAATAGGGAACAGAGCAGGTTGAATCAACATAAAGATTGACCCTTTGTGCCTGTGCTGCCGATGCGCAGCAAGCAATAATTAAAGAAAATAGTATCTTTTTCATGTGATTAGTTTAGTTGATGATAAAGTACGCAACGGTGCTGCCGTCTGATATGTTAGTTGAATTGATAACGAATGATGTCCCCGCTGTTTTTGTACCGATACTGTAAGACGCGCAGGACATGCAGTTCTGCGCGGTCACGAAAATGACGCTGTTAGCGGTGACTGATGTATTTGATACGGTCACTGTCCCGGCTGTCAGGGTCGCTGTATTTAGTGTTGCATTACTTCCGGTAGCTATCTTTATCTTATTTCCAGCCGTAGTGAGATTGATGTTACCTGCAACCTGTAATTTATCTGTACCGTTATCTGTAGCCGTTCCCACCAACACATTACCGAGGAATGAACTAAAGTCACTCCCAGTTTGCCGCCATCCACCGCCATTAGTGATGGAATCTTCCAGCGCACCACCCTGTTTAAGTTCCAGCAATGCACCCGTATTGGCCTGCTGCTGGTTGATTATTGCAGCCACCCCGGCGGTAGCTGAGTTCCGGCTAACAGACAACGCCGCTCCGGAAAGTGTCGAACTTGTCGCAATGCCGCCTGTTGAATTCCATCCGCCAAATGCGTTGATCCCGCCATTACTCCCAACCGCCAACATCTGCGTATTATTATAGTAAAGTGTCAATAAATTCGGGGCCAGGGTGCCGGTGTTTGTCATGTAATAAATAATTCCGCTATGCGTACTTGTTCCTGTCTGGCCCACCGTATCAGTTATTTTTACCGCAGCCGTCGCTCCCGCAGCCGTATCAGCATTACTGCTTGACGAATTGAACACCCAGCGACCCCTGGCATTCATTATGCTCCAGTTCTTACCATTTGCCTTCACCGTAACGCTGTTGGAATCATTTGTGCCCACGCTCATACCGGCCCCAAAACTATTACCCCCGTTTTTCACACTGCTGGCCGTGGCCGTATTCACACCCGCAGGCGTCGCCACCTTCACACCAGTGTCCGCATACTTTATATCCTGCGCTTGTGCAGTATTGGCAGCGGCAATCGTTTCAATAAAGGTCGTACTATCTTCAGCCCTTGCCATTGTGCCACTTAAGTTCGGCATATATAAATCCACATTTCCGGTTTGTGCCCGTGGTGGGTGTATCCTCGATCTGTAATTTAACAGGGTATCCAGTTCCAGCACCCCGTATCCGGTGTTGCTGCCGCCCAGGCTATACAATCCGGAACGGGGCATAAATGTGCCCGATTGATAATATCCCGTCGCTATTATGTTGGTATCAACAATCGTTTCCCAGGTGTACGATCCGCTTTGCGTCCGGCTCAGCATGATCATACGCTTGCCCACTGCTATGTTACCTTGTGCCAGCGTACTGTCTATGTTCTGGTTGGTATTAGCTACCATTACCATCTTGCGCCCTACCAGATTGCCGTTTATATCCCATCCGGCAAATATTGTTGTGTCGCCGGTGGCGTAGTATGGCATTACTGCGCCACCGGCAAATTTCAGCCAGCACGGGGTCTTAGCAGTATCAGTAGGTCTGTAATTGGCAAACCAATACGCATTCTGCGCACTTGCAGTTATCGAAAAAACTATAAGCAAAAATGTAATTATCCGTTTCATTATCGTATTACTAAAATGATTTGTCCAGTATAAAAGTCTGTCCCTGTCCAGGTGATGGTATTGGCAGTAGTGTTTTGCGTGAAATCAGCATCCGCTACATAAATCTGGTTGCCCGCAATGAAAAAGCTGATATCACTTGCAAAGAATACATCCGTAAGCGTCGGGCCGTCAATTCCACTTACTATCTTCTTTTTCCCATATAGGGCCGCTATCAGTGCTATTTGCTCTTGCGAGAAATTATAGTTGGAAAAGGTACCATCCCCATTCGGTGTAATGCCCGTTACCACTGTGCCGTCTGGAACTGAAGATGCTGTGGGTATGTCGCTTAATTTTATTTGCTCGTCCATTACTCTGTTTGTGGAAATTGATACTGATAACCATATTCTGTTACACCCAGCTGCACTGTCGTACCGGCAATTGTGCACAATGTTTCCGATGATTGCAGTGCCACATATTCCGGCATTTTAACCGTTAGCACTATGCGTCCCACCGTGGAGCTCATGCCATCTGCCGGGTTGCTCTTATCCATTACGTTCAGGCTGCTCACTCCTGCATTTTCAATACCGAAAGAAGAATCAAACCCCATCCACCGGTATTGTGGCGCATCCAATATAGCCCTGCACATACCTATTACCCGCTGCATCATCACTGCACTGTGATAATCGCCTGAATCGTCATTATCAGTAGCACCATTAGCATAAACATCAATGAAATAAATGTAAGTGCCGTGTGTTACCTTGTTCGTTTTACGTTCATATTCCCCGCGCGAAAAAAGAATATTAAAGGCTGGCATCTGGGTTTTGTCAATATCGGCTACCTGTTCGCAAAAACCCTGTATGTCCGGCAATCCGCTGCCCAGGCTTTGCTGATTGGCCAGTTCCAGGAATAGGAAAGCGCCTATTTCGTCCCTTACCTTTTCAAAGTTCTGTTGCCCTATAAGTGTTGTTATGAGTGCCGACATCATTATTGTTTGAAATCTTCCAGCAGCAGCACAATACTACCAGTGGTTTCTCCTGCAAAATTTTTCTTTACCACATAGTCCCAGCTTATGCCCATCACATCTTTCCAGCTTACTTTATAGCCAATCATCGCTACTTCATTTGCTGCATTGCGCACAGCGATCCCCGCTGCCACCATCCCCGGTTCGCTCATGCTCAGCCGGGTTGTCTTACTGCTGGTGTAGGTATTGGTAAAGGGGTCAAATGTCAGGTTATGCTTAATTGCAATACCGCCGCATACCCTTCCTGTCCCCAATTTGTCGGTAAATGTGATGGGCGTTGCAAACTCATCGGTATTGGTAGTGATCTGCTGTATAAGATCACGCGCTTGATCCATCAGGCTCATAATGCTTATTCTGTGTCCGGTTCGCCTTTTTCTTCTATGAAACCCTGCTGCAGCAGTGCTGCAAAGTGGTCCTTCGGCAGTTGATCTGCGTTAATGGCGGCGCCTTTTTTATACACTCTGCCATGCAGGCCATTTATCTCCAGAGCTGTAACAATATATTCTTTCATAAAAAACGTTTGATGCTGATTGATTGAAAAATGGAAGCGGCCTATGACTTCGGTTTGAAGTTAAAATAAGCCTGTACGCATCCGGTATCAGTGGCGGCTATTGCCAATCTGTAAAATTGTGCTGTCGCATCCGTTATGTTGAAGGCAACAGTGGTAGATGTAGTGGTAGATGTAGGTGATAACGTCGCCACTGTAACACCTGGCACCGGTGCCCAGTCCCACGATAGCCCTGTAGCGCTTTGCTGGGGGGTTACCGTTATCGTAGGGGTCAGCACAGCTGTCTTGTAAGTAGCCACGTCCATAGCTAATGTGCCGGTGCCATTCAGCGCCAACGGCACTATCGGGCCTGCCCAGGTGTATGATGCCGTACTCGTCCACTTGCTCACCGTCAGGTATATGGTCGCGCCTTTGGCAGTATCCTTCTGCTGGTATAGTGTCGAACTGTTTGCCGTACCATAATACGTGTTGCTCGTATTCCACATTTGGCCTACTCTGTCCGGTGGCTTAATGTATTGAGCGTTCAGGGAACCACAGAAGCACAGGATCATTACGATCGATAAGAGATGTTTCATAAATAAATTGATTTGTGAGAAAAAAAGAATGGAAACTTCGTTCGCTGACTTAACCAGGTCCATTTGCGGTACCTGGTTAAGTTATAATGTAGGAATTGTACTTACTATATTCAGTTAGGCCGATGCTACCACCTTGCCGTTATAGATCATATCTATCGCGGTGGGTAGCGCAATACCGGCGCTGTTCACACCTGCTATCCAGCTTTTTTGCCTTTGGTCCATGTATTCATAGCCCACGAAGGCACCGCGCTGCAGCCTGGGCACTGCGCTCACTGTTGCCGCGCCGCTCATTGGCAACCATGGAACGGCAGCAAAACCAGTTATGAATTCCGGCCTCTCTGGCAGAAGTATACACTGCTCATCAGCTATATACCTGGTTGGTGACGATGCGGCCGGTACGGCATCATAAGATTCAGGATAGGAATACACATCTACTGTGTATGATCCTACAGAGAACCGGCCATGGTAGCTGCTGCCATCTGCTTCCATTTTTGGCATCTGCAATTCGGTCAGTTTCATAAAGAAGTCACGGCCGCGCTGCAAAACAAATTTGTTGTTCAGGAATCCGTTTATTGCGCTCTCGCCAAATATGGCTACAAAGTTTCCGCCCTCTGCCTTACCCACTTCACGTAGTCTCTTGATGCCCGGGGCGAAGAATGTTACAACAGGATCTACATCGTCGGTGAAGTAATTGCCCGTGCCCAGGTCCACAATGCTCAATGGGTTTCTCTTGAAATCCACAAAATCACCGTTTGCCAGCTGCACAACACCGGTCTGCAGAATATCTGCACGCTGTTTCTCTAGCGAACGCTTGATTTTATTGGTAACACTGTCCATTTTCTCCATGGTCCATGCCATCCAGTCGGCCATCACAGACGAATCAACATTTTGGCTGTTCCATGCCCTGTAATACAGGTCTGTGCTGGTTAGGTCAAAGTTCTCATCATAGTATGGCGGGTCTACTACCTTATCGGTCTCTATGCTGAAGGTGTTACGGTTTCCCTCGGTGCCGCGTGTCACATTTATAGCAACAGGTTCACCTTCGCGCCTTACTGCCCAATACAGGTACCGTGTATCGCCCACCTTCTCCGGAAAGAACTTCTGCAAAAAGGTTTTAACGCGAGGCCGCTGCTTATATACTGCTATCAGCTGCTGTGTAAATAGGCCCCTGGCCTGCCCGGATGGAATGGTTTGTCCCATATGTTTTACTTTAGAATTTTACTTGATGATTGTTTAAAATACCGATGCGCTATCCTGCTACCGGTTACTGGTTATCCTGATAGGTCATTTCTGTCGATGCTACAGGTATGATACCGCTGCGTATCAGTATATCGCCTATTGTGCCTATGTTGGTAGTGGCGCTGCCGCTATCGGTAGTGGTAATTTCTGTGTCCAGCGTGTCGCCGGCATGGGCAAATATCAGCGCATTGGCATCAACGTCCCCTGCTATACAGTATGTAATGGTCTGATCCGCACCTATCGCTACCGAATAGCTTGCGCCCAGTATGCCCATTGGCACCTGGCTGCCATCTGTCGCGGTAGACATGCAAGGGGTTAGTTTACCCGTTGCCGCTATACGTCCCAGTATCGTTCCGGCTACCAGTGTTACTACTGCTCCTGTGCCGTTTGTATAAGTAGCCGGGCGGCTCTGAAACCTCGGGTTCCAGATAAAGACGTTCCGGGTACTGTAGTTTGAAATCAGTAAATCTGCCATGAGATTTAGTATTTAAATTTTTTAAGAAGATTGTTTCAGTTTGTGTTACCGGTTTCGGGTTATTATCCCAGGCGTTCCAGTATGCCCTTGGTCAGTTCGTCTGCAAATGCCTTTGTCTGCTGCTCTTCTGCTGTAGCAGGTACGCCTGCTGCAGGGTCGGCCGCTGGCTTAGGTATAGGCGGCGCGCTGGCTGCTCCCATGTTCTGGATCCCTTCCTTGCTCATAGCCTTCCGGCTCATTTCTGCAAAAAACTTTTGCGAAGGGTTGTTCCCGCTTGCAATACCCTCTTTGGCTGCCTTCAGGTCCACATCGGCATACTCCATATATGCAGCTACCCTGTCACGCTCTGTTTCTACGGCTGCCTTAGCTGCTGCCTTTTCCATTTCGGTGCACAGGGGGCCATAGTTAGCGCGCAGTGCTTCTACTGAATTTATTTCCATATTTTTTATATTAGATTTTGTTGTGTAAACACTTGTGCTTTTCATACCGGCATTCATCGGTCGCTGCATTGCATATTTCATCATTTCATCAATGCTCTTTACCCCGTCGGCCAGGCCCTTATTCACTGCTTCTTTGCCCAGGTATGTTTTACCGGTCAGTACGCCGCTGTCTATTTTTGTGCCCCTGTTTGCCCTTACCGCATTTATGAATATGTCATTTATCGGATCCAGCATTTCACTTACCAGCGCTTTGCCATTGCCTTTCTGTGCATCTGTAAAGGCTTTGTTTTTATCTGTGCTGGCAGTAGCGTAAAATTCTCTTACCACGACGCCCCTGGTCTTCATCGCTTCGGTATTATCCACCAGTGTGCACATTGTACCTATGCTGCCTATCACATCCGTGTCCGACATTGCCCACAGTTCATCACAGGATGAACCTATCCAGTATGCTGCGCTGCATATGTAACCATCGCTTGCCGCTATCGTCCGCTTGCTGCTTGCCTGCAGTGTCTGCGCCAGCGAGCTTGTGCCATCCACGGTGCCGCCTGGGCTGTCTATCAGTAGCAGTATTGTATGAACGCTCTGTGTGTTGCTGGCCATCTTTACCAGGTTGGCAATTGATGCCGTGCCAAAAGATCCACAATAATCATTTTTCATTATCGGACCGCTCAGGTTGATCACCGCTACATCAGCGCCATCAAAACCCTTAAAGTCAGCCATATCCCAGCTGCTCTGTGGCGCCATGATGACAGAGCTTTCCGCAAAAAATTTTTGATGAATAGCATAAGCACTCATTACATCACCCTTACCGGCATCATTGCGATAACTCCAGTTCACTTTCTGGTCACGCGCCATTTCCCATTGTTCCAGCAGTTGCACCGCAGCCGATGGCTCAATAAGCCAAGGTTTGTTATAAATCGCTAATCCTGTTTTGATGTCCACGCAGTAAAAGTAGAGCCACCCCGGAACGCCTTAAAAGTTTTGCCCCTGCGAGGGGCATTTAAATTATCACTACTATTTAGCTACATTTGTATTACCCCACGCAATACTTACTATGTCACAAAATCAGCACTGTCAGCCATCCGGCGAATTCCGCATTAAAAGCCTGCCCTATAGCGCCTATCGGGATGTGAAGAACATCGCCAGGAATACCGGTATTACCATGACCAAATTCCTGCAAAACATGTTGTCGGATATCCGGAAAGCCACTCCCGAACGGATCAGGCGTGCTAAGTGCGAACCCTGTGGCGAAATCAGGGTAAGTGGGATCAATAGCCTTTCAAAAGAAGAATGGCAGAAGATAGCCACCTACTATGGCGTAGATGTGGTATCCATCCAAAAAGTAAAATTGCGGGATGCGCTCGATAATCTTCCGGCACATATAAAGACCGACAATAGCGAATAACAAGAATCCCCCGGCATTACGCACGGGGGCTTCTTTTTTACTTAGGCCGGCTAGTCAAATACATTTACTACATCCTCGTCGTTATACGTTTCCGGCACCACGCAGCTCAGTGTGCAGGTGGGTTCATCCACGGTGCCTGAAAAGGTTACGCGCTCTATAAACCATCGGCTCTTCTTGAATAGATACACCTCCGGATTATACACAGTGATGATCTGATTAGGACGCACCAGCTTACCGCCCAGTTCCCATCCCACCATTTCAATCGTCAGTGTCAGATTGGCCAGATCACTGCTGCGCTCGTTCTGCGCCACATTTTCAGTATCGTTATCATCGCCCGACGTCTGTTCCACACGCAGGTACCTGAAGGTATTCTTCACATATGCGTTCGTTATCACCGCATCCGGAGAATTGAGGCTTTCGCCCTGTTCACCCACCGCCTGTATATAGCTGTGCATGTTTTGCCCGTTAAAGTTCAGGGTCATATGCGTCCATACTATTTCCCCTGGCGCAAAGTGGTATATAGGGGTCGAATAACTGCTGCTGTTATGGTTGATCACAATTATCCTTCCGGGGTCATCATATACATCCAGCTTAGGTGTTGTCAGTACATCCACTCGCGCCAGGGTGCTGGTACTTATCGTCAGTTTTTCAGCACGACATCTGGTATACAATATGCGCCCATCTGTTGTGTGTGTTAATACAAGGTTACGCTGCCTCGCAAGGGTGGAAAGGTAGTGCTCTGCCGTCTCTGTCACCTTGGCAGCGGTGGACGTGAAAACTTTATTGCATTCATCGGCTACGTTATTGTCCACCACGCACGCCGGCAGTCCATATTTCGCTATCACCTTATTGGTTATCGCCACCAGGTTATCGCCATCGTGCTGCAGGCTGCCGGTAGATGCATCTCCGGGCACCACCACATTGCCGGTCACAGATCCGGTGAATACACTGCATTCAGCCAGAATGCCGGTCACAGATCCGCCGCTCAGGGATGCCAGCTGCTTGGTGGCGCTGCTGGAAAAGGAATGGCAGAGCACAACACCGGTTATCAGCAGCTCTCCGTTATGGCTGATGCTGCAGCGCTGATAGGTACCTGGTTTGAATATCGCCCGGTCAGTAGCGTTATTTGGATCAAACAGCACAATGAAAGAGAACTCATCAGCTATGGTATCATACCCCAGCGACACATTTACGCTTTCATATTTATCAATCACATGGTTACCTATCTTGATCTGCATTACTTAGCGCGTTTTGTTTTTGCAATAGACTCTTTTACCTGTTCTGGTTCCGGCGCTGCATCGATGCTGCATTTACGCTTGAAAAAATGACAATTGTCGGCCACCGCATAATGTTCCCATCCTTCGCGGCCCAGCTCATTCAATTGATGCAAGCTCATCGTCGTTGTAACCTCTTTTTTATACTCCCACATAAATAAGTTTTTTTTCAAAGTTATAATTCAATCCCCAAAATCAAGGGTCAGACATAGTAAGTAATCACCCTCCCTTTCCGCAGCTCCAGTAGTTCATACCCCACAATGTTATTCTGCGCTATCAGGGCATCAATATTGGCATCATCATTATCCATGCCATACAGCAAGTTCGTTACATCGATCACGTTACTGTCTTCCGGCAGCGTGTAAAAACGTTGCTGCTTGGCACTGCTGGCAATGGCAAACAGATTGCTTACTGTATAGTTCAGCAATGTGTCCAATGCAGTCAGTGGGCCCGGGTCAGGAATATAGCTGGTCACTGTGCCGCCGGTAGCCGTTTGCAGCTCATCCAGATACAGGATATAGGCATTATACACACCTATCACCTGGCTGATCACTGCTATCACATCATTACGCGTTCCATAGTCGCTGGTGGCAATGTTGGTCACCGTGCTCAGCAGTAACCCCGTCACAGCCGCCCCGGCATTGTTTTCAAACAATTGTTTCAGTTCTTTATACGCGTCGGTATACTTAGCCGCTATCGTGTTGGCGTCATTGGCTATCAGGTTATAGGCGGTAATGAACAAGTTCACCCGGTCTAGTATGCTATTGGTAAAGTACACCGGTGCCAGTATAATATTCTCGGCAGCATCGGTAATGGCCACCACATCATATGCCGCAGCATTCAGCAGGGCATTGGCCTGGTTATACTGGTTACGGTAGGCATTTACCTGGTCCTGCAGGTTACTGATGTAGCTGCTCACTGCCGTATATATCGCATACAGGCGGCTGGAAAGAACAGATACGGTGTTCGCATGTATTATTGGCGTGTTGCTCGTGAACGATGTATTAAGCGCTACAGCAGTCGTGGTGGCCAGCCCTGCCGCCACATCCGCAGGGCTGGCCATTGGTGCCAGTTTCGTGCTGCTGATGCTCTCTATCACCGTGCAGCTGATCACGCTCGTATTATTCTCGCCATTATCCTGCCGCAGTCCCAGTGGCTGAACCATCATGCGGCCATAGTAGGGGTGGGTAATAGTCCAGGGGTTCGGGTTATCAGCGCTCTTGCTGAATGCGTCGGCGGTATCCAGGTGCAGATCGCCCTGAAAGATGATCTGAAGATCATACGCCATGCCCATCGGCTGCTTGCGCACCACCAGGCTTCCCTTTACACCTACAAATTCAAACTTGCTGAAGTTGAATTCCTTGCTCCGGCTTACCGATGCCGTGAGGTAGTCAGGCGTATAACCAGCCCCGTCGCCGGTTACTATCAGCATTTCTGTCTGTACTTTATCTATCCAGCTCGCCATAATATTTAGGGTAAGTTTACCTTTTTTTGTTTTTTATATCTAAATCACGTTAGGCGGGTATCTTTTTCCTGATGTCACGAAAAAGGTACCTGCCACATTATTTCTTTAGTTTCATCAATTGCTTTTCAGCCTCGGCTACATAAAATCCCTGCATCCTTGTTCCGCTTTCCAGGCTGGCTTTGCTCATAAAGTGCGTAGCGCGCGGGTGCACATGCCTGCCCGTCTGCACACTATACAGCGCCGTGCTGTTCACCACGGTATCACCTGGTTTCTTTTCTCCCGCAGTCATCCGGTGTACGCTGTTTATACGCATCAGGAACCGTTTACCCTTCACCACCTTATTGCCCAGCACATAGCCGCCCTTCCCGGCCTCGTATGCGGCAAATAAGAATTGCTGCGCTTCGCTTTTCCCGGCCACAGCCCTGGCGTCTACCATTTCCTCCCTTATCTTTCTGCCCTTACCTATTCTGTACATGCTCCTTACCATCGTGTTGCGGCGCTTGCCTATTCTGGCCGCATCCTCGGCTATAAAGGTCCTCCCCCCTATACTTCCTCCGTTCTCCTGCTGTTCCATGTCCTGAACGGCCTGCTGCTGTGTGCCGCTGTTCTCCACAAACCCTACAGTGGCGCGCATGGTGTTCACGTCATAGCCTTTTGCAAATTCCACCTTGCTGTTGGCCTTGAAGAAGGTTGGCCGTCTGTGAGTGAATACATCGCTTTCGGCAGGCATTGTGCGCTGCTTCACGTCAAGGGCTGTTTTGTTCAGGGCTGTACGTACGGCATTGGGCAGTGCGCTCCGGCTCATCGTCCGCAGCACCTGGGTATATTGTGTCACTGCGCTGGCATCTATGTGTAGTACTGGCATGATAGTTATTTTAATTCCTGCTACATTTGTAGCAAATCACCACTATGGAAATGCTTATTATTATTGCCGCCATTTTAATTGTCGTCTTCATGATGTACTGGACTTATGAAATCATGTGCACAGGCAGGCATCATTCCAAACAGTTGCGGGAAATATTGGAAGAACTGAAAAAAAAGAACCAATAACATGTTTGGGTTTGCGCTCATCACCGGTTTCATTGCCGTAGCCATCTATCCGGTATATCCTTTTGCAGCCTGCACACTTGGCCTCATTGCTATTGGCGCGTCGGCTTACATGTCCGTGTCGAACGAGAAAGAGAAATAAGCCTGGTTATTGGCAAATGCCCCCTTGCTCCCCATTATCGTTATCAGGCCCGCAGTATCTATCTGCACATAAGTAGTCGCTCCTGGCGATGTATAAGCCTGTGTCAGGTCCGCAATAATCAGCCGGTATATTACCCTTCTGGGGAACATGCTCGCATCCGGAAGCGTGCAGCAGGGGGTATCAGTGTGTATGCCGCTCGATGGTGATCCGGAATTGGTCTTACCTTCCACACTCACGGTCTTACCTTTACGCTTGCACTTAATCGGCTGCGATCCGTCGGCTACAAATCCTGTGGAATAAGTCGGTGCAGTCGGTGCATACATGTACGTTACCAGGGCCGACAGCGGGAAATGGGTTGCATCCGTTACGGTGGCCATCCACGATGCGGTGGCCGTTGGCAGCCCGTCGGTATTCGACACTGTAATTACGATCACCATGCCCACCAGTGAAGCCCCGGCATTATTGCCCGGGAAGTACACCAGCTGCCCGTTGTAAAAGAAATAGCCCGCACTTACCGCATGCGTAAGGCCACCGGCATCCACCACGCCATACAGGCCCACCGGCAGATTGGTCCCCGCAGCTGCCGCTGCAAGGGCCGAAAGAGCATTATCCCCCCTGCTGATCATGGTATTGAGTGCCGTTGTCAGCTGGAAGCCATTCGTAGCATTATCCGGAAGGCTGTTAGCCACTACACCCGCATTGGCCATCATGCGCTGGGCAAATACCTGCAAATCGCTGTTGCTCTTGCTGTTCGCCCGGGTGCCGCCCGGGTCGTCCTTGATGTTCCCGTAAAGGTTCACGCTATCAGGGGGCGCCGTTGTACCGTCAAAATCTGTTATTTTCCTTGCCATAGCTTATATATAGTTTACAAATAGAAATCCAATTGCCTGTAAAGGCTTTATCGTCAGTATCAATTGCCTCAGTTCGTCATGCCTTGCAGCGGGCACGTCCACAAAACTGGTAATTGGGTTGCCGGCCACATAAAATGTGCTCCTGTAATCCGGGAAAATAGTGAAGTCCACGTCTGCCGCATCCTCTATATGGTTGGACACCACGCTGATGCCGGCATTAGCATACCCTGCGCCATAATCCAGCTGCCCATAATCAAAGTTTCCATACACGGCTTCACCTATCGATATACCCAGCACTTCTGCCGGCGTCTGGGTCATATAGCCGCCACTCCCGTCGCTGAATCGGTTCATGTACACATACAATGGAAAGCCCGCTGCCTGAAGCTGTTCCTGCATGTAAGCTGCGCTTTGGTGTGGCGCAGTTGTCCCGGGGTAGTTCATCTTGCGCTGTATGGCCTGCTTCATCGTTGTCAGGTCTGTATTGCTCGTTGCTATACCCAGGCGCACATTCCATTCCGTGGCGTCCTGCGCCATAAAGTTGCTGTTATCCGGCAATATGGAATCATAAGTGCTCCTGCTGGCCGCATAAAATCTGGCTTGGCTTACGTCCAGCGCTTTATGTATCCGGCGCATCACGCCACCGGCAGTTATCGCGTTCTCCGTTATTATCGGCATGCCGCCTTCCGTTATTATCTGCTGCCCTGCCTGGCTTGTCATCAGCCCCAGGAAGTTTTTACCCGCTGGCAGCTTGAATGCGCGGCCCTTAGGATAGCCCTGCACCGTTAGTTTGGCCATTACATCATTTATCCATGCCATGTTAGCTGAAGCTTACTGAGTTTAGAAATGGGATATTACCCTCGTCAAATGTGTAGGAAGATACCGAAACACCGCCGCCGCCGGGTGCTGTAATGGTCAGTACAGGCGCAGCAAATGCTATTCCTGGCACTGTGCTTAATATCACGGTCACTATAATGTTCACGCTTAGCACATCATTACGATTAGCCAGCACGTCCGCCCCGGGTATGAATGGCCGTATCAGGGCCACCGCCTGTGTCAGCGCATTGGTAATAAGTGTCTTCTGTGCTGCTGTCAGTGCGCCCATGGTGCCACTTATTGCTATGTCTACGGTCTGTATCACTACAGGCAGCACATTCACCGCAAACACCGCCAGCGGTATCAGGCCGTTGTCGGGTGCATATACCGCCGTCACATTGTTCAGTATCGTAGTGGAGGGTGTCCCCTTGCCATCAGTGCTGTCGCTCAGTATCGCTTCCACATAGGTCGCTACCGTATTGCTCTGGCCGTCCACCGCATAGGGGTATATCTGCGCCACGCCAGCCACCGTGCGCCCCCATATCCTGTAGTCTGCCGCTGCGCCCCCCTGTGGTTCCAGCAGATAGGTTTCCAGTATACGCGCCCTCAGTTCGCTGTCTGTTTCGCCATCCACCGGGCTGCTGGTGATGGCCATTACAGTAGCGCCCGGCCCCACACCCACAATGGGCGCGGTGCCCGTCAGGGTATTGTTTACCGCCAGCAGTGCGGCCGTGCCGGCAGTAAGTGCCCGCAGCCCTATCACATCATCGGTGCCGGTCAGGGTATAAGCGTTATCCAGCACAAACAGGAATCCGGGGTTCAGACTGGTGTCATCGCTTTTATACGTGAAGCTGGCCGGTATCACACTTCCGGCGGTGCCTGTCACACCCATATTATATAACCCCTGAGTAGCAGAAAACCGCACAATGTTTTTTGTGCGGCCAAATCGTTCAAGTGTTCCCCCGTTTGCCTCCGTATCGGCCGTGTCAGGCCAAACGTTTTTTTGCACATTACCCAGTGCCAGGTAGCTAAGTTTCAGCTTGGCAGCCTGCACGGCAGCAAACCCTCGCAGGTAAGCCTTGCCTATCGGGTTGATGATTACCCCGAATTCTGTTTGCAGATCACCCAGTATGCTGGTATAAAGCTGCCGTAAAGTAGGTATCGTAGTCATTTGTTTGCTATTTGTCTATTGTTGAAAAATCAAGCGCCCATTTATCAATACCACCGCATCCGTGGCATATTCCGGCTATCTATCAGGCGGCTCATGCGTCCGTTCTGCCGGTTCAGATACATTTGCTTCGTGCGCTCCAGCGATGTTATACTGGCCGATATGGCTGCTACGTCTTTATAGCGCACACTAACCTTCGTTTGCCCGTCATCCAGCCTGTATTCCTCCATGTTCGATGTTATGGCAGCCTTGGCCATTGCGCCTATCAGCGTGTCTATTATAGCATCAAGGGCAGCAATGCGATCCTCCCTTTTCTGCGCGGTTTCGCTTTTTTCCACCGCATCTTTATCAAACCATATCAGCATAGTTATTGTATTTTAAAATTGTTAGTTTTTGCCCCATCCATGTTAAACGGGGAAGTGGGTGGCGTATAACTGCCACCGGCAGTGGCAACACCCTCCGTTATTGCAGTGTTCAGGCTGCTGAAGTAGCTATTGAGTGCCGTGTTCAGCGCTTCCCATTGCGTCAGGTGGTTAGTATTGCCACCGGCCTCTATGGTGCCATTATTACGCAGGTATATGTCCACCACCACATTACCGTCCACATCTGTGGCATAACACCTGAATTCACCCGGTGCAGCCTTCTGGCTCACATTCTCATATCCGGTCACCACCCGGCTGTTCCTGTTCTTTGTTTCCGCCGTCAGGGCCCGTACATTGTTCACCGGGGCGCTATCTACGCCCCAGGGCATATATTCAGCAGCGGTATACGGTAATTTTCCCATGCCCAGGTATTGCAGCATCCTTTTCCCGCTGGCCAGCGTAGCGCTCTTTATCGTGCTTATGATACTCATGCTTTCTTTGTTTGTTTTTTGTCCTCACCCTTGCGGCCCGGCTTACCTGGCTTATCTTCTTCCTCATCGTCAAAATCCTCTATCACCTGCTTGTTTATTTCCACCTTTTCAATACCCAGTTCATCGGCCATCAATCTTTCCTTTGAACTCTGCTCCATTATGCTGCTCAAACTTATGCTGCTCAGGGCCTCCGCAGCTTCTTCTGCTGTGCATAATGGCAGGTGGTCGGTGCCTGCGCCCATCTTCAGCCGCCACGCCATCACTTCTTTTACCGGGTCAATATGCGGCACCGTATCGCCCATCCATTCAGCATGGCGGTAAGCCGTCAGCACCATCTCATCACGCTTGCCCAGCGCGTTCAGGTATCCGGGGGCCTTTATCTTATTGCTCAGCACCATCCAGTCCAGGTAGTAGTTGTATACCATCTGCATAAACTGCTTGGCAAACCGGTTGCGTTTCACCGTCAGCGTGTGCTCAAAATCCTTTATTGCGGCCCGGCTGGCACTGTAGTTGCTGTTATACTTGCTCATGATCACTTCCGGAGGATAGCCCACCACAGCACATACAATGTCGAAATTCACGGTATAGAAGTCCCTCACATGCAATTCCTGTTTGCTTTCCAGTGTCTTCATTTCGCTTTCCAGCGGCATGTCAAAGGTCTGCTTGTTAGTGCTGGCCGCTACCTGGTTAGCCAGTTCACGCCCTTGGCTGTCGGTTGGCAGTCCGCTGTTAAAGTATATCCCGCTCGCCTTTGCCATCTGTGCCATAATCGGGCTTTCACCGGTGCTCTTGGCAGTGTGGTTAATGGTATACACTACCTTAGCCCTTTCCTCGGCGCTGGCTAGGGCAGCGCTCATATATCGGCCCATCTTCGCCGCCGTTTCCATCACAGCGGAAATTATCGGAATCCCACGGCTGTTATCTATCCGGTGTTTCCGGCCATAACACATACGCGCCATTTCACTGTAAGGGTATTTGCTCATGCGGCATTCTATACGCTCAAACCCATCCTGAAGCCAGTTATCACCCTTCACCACCCAGTAGGCCACATGCTTTCCGGCCTTGTCCATTTCCACACCGTGCCTTATGCGGTTCTTGGTGTCGGGGTTTATTACCTCCAGGCCCGTCAGGGTGCCAAAGTTCAGCGGCGTGCGCACATAGCTGGCATCAATCAGCTCGCATTTGGGCATGTCATTTACCAGGCGCATTACCACCAGTGTATCGCCTCCCTTATCTATATCGCTCCATGCCTCGCTAGATATGTCGGTAAGGTTCTGTACCGATGAATAATCACACATCGGGTTACTGGCCCAGGTGCCAAAGAATTCTTCTATACCCTCATTAAATTCTTCCGTGTCTAGCTGCACACCGGCGCCATCCAGCACCAGCCCCTTCGGTTCGGCCTGTAATTTCAGCCCCGTACCCACACCCCACATCTTGCTGCGCTCAAATAATGCACTGCACACATCACTTTCCAGGTCCAGCTGGTGGCTGCGCAGCCGCAATGCCTGATGGTCTGCCAGATACTTCCTGATAGGTCCCATTTCGCCCATGTCCGTTTCTCCGTCAAACGGAAGCACAAACACCGAATTATACCCATATCCGCCCGGCCCTGGCTGAGAGATCATTTCAGAAGTAACATCAGGTTTCTGCTGTGTACCCCATGACGTTATGTCAAATGCGTTTCCTTTCCTTGCTGCCTGCATAAAAAATATTGAGAAAATGAATAAACCCCTTGCGGGGAATTTTATTAAAAAAGAGGTGTCAGACTGGCTTCGTTCGGGTTCCAGCTATAAGAGAACAGCTTCCCATTTATGGTAATTCTTATGTCCATCCTTATCGCCGTCACTATCTTGGTTTCAATGGTTATAGTCGTTCCGGGCACGTCCGCTGTCAGGTAGGCCAGATCCTGGTTTATCGCCGCTTCCACCTTCAGCCGCCCATTACTGTTCAGTACTATTTTGTTCAGCACGTCTTCCGTCAGGCTTACAAATTCATTGTCCTGGCCATCAGCCATCAGGAAGTTACCCCACCAGCTGCCATCGTCGCCAAACATGGCCAGGTACGGTTGATTCTCCAGTCCCATCACCGCCACCAGATCACCGCCCTGCATGAACAGGTCACCACCGCTGCCGGTTTCTATAATTAATAGGTCTATCATTATCTCCCTTTTACAGTGCTGCCATAGCTCACCGGTATTGGTGAGCCATTCTTATCTTGTGTCGTTGTCACGTTCCCATTTTTGTCCACATGGGTATAAACATTCACCACTACCGGGCTATGGTTGCTGCTATCAGACGTTTGGGCCTGACCGGGGCTACTTGTGGAGTCCGTGGCAGTATTCATATCAAGACCAAAATAATTTGCTTTATTCGGAGCGCTATCCTGCTCCTCGTAAGCTGCGCTATTAAACATATTCTTGAGCTCGAACCATGTGCCGCTAACAAAGTTGTCTTTGTAAGCTTGATTTTTATCATGCAGGTATTTAGCACGTTTATCTTGAAGTTGATTATACTGTTCAACAGCTTTATTATATTCCTGAAGCGCAATCGTCGCATCATCCATTGGCTTTTTTATTGCAGTGAATGTATTTTTCGCCTCCGTGACACTATTGGACATATTGTCTGTAGCGTCACTTCCGCTGAGCAAATATCCTATTGTGGCTATAAGGATAGGAATTCCTAGTCCAAGGGTCACTAATAATGCCGCAGATGCTTCTTGGGCTAACCACGCTCCGGCAGCCATACCCAGTTCACCGGCAGATGTTTTAAATGCGGCTAATGCGAATTCTCCCGTAACAGCCGTAGCGACGCCCATAACGAAATTATAAGCATACATCGCTATTTTCCATAGCCACACTGCTTTTGTTACCGTCCCTACCGCAAAAGCAGCAGCGCCTACAGCTAATGAGAACAGTCCGAATATCGCGATACTCCCTACAACCAGGCCAGATATGATCTTGTGGTTATGGGCGAAGCTGGACATTGCCTTTATCACGGGTTGCAATACTTGTACAATACCGGTTAATGCAGGTAACAGAAGGTCTCCTATGGTTATGGCAAGCGTGGTAATATTATTCTTAGCCAGTTGCACTTGGGCGGAAGTGGTGCCCAGTTGCTTCTGGTAGGCAGTACTTAATGCCTCCGTTCCTTCCAGCTGCGCCTTTATATTGGATAATGCAGCATCTTTTAGGTTTCCCACTTGCAGAAGATAAGCATTGAGCGCAGTTCTGTTAAAAAGATTTGCTCCTGATATATGCATTTTCTCTGCCGCCTCGTGAACGCCGATCAGGGCATTCTCCAGCCCTCCGAATTTTTGAATAAGCTGCTCACCAGCGTGCGCACCACTGAATCCGAAAGACCGGAATATTTTAGTCATTTCCGTAGTGGGCGCCAACAGGCCGTGAATTTCATTTTTTATAGCATTTTGAGCCTCTGCTGCCGAATTACCGGCATTTGTCAAGGCTGCTGTTATGCCTAAATATTCCTGCAGCTTTATTCCTGCGGTAGCTACCAATGGTGCATTTTCACCAAAACCTGCATTTATTGCGTCCATTTTCGTTTTTCCCTGCTGCACCGTCAGGAAAAATGAA